ATTGAAGACTTTGCTAGTCAACCATTCAAGATTTTAGTAAGCGCAGACGTTGATGACGTTACAATGTACAACTTTGAAATGCTTAAATGGATAGGTGAACGCGACGAAATAACTATTCGATACGGAAACAAAGTCAGCAAGATAGAAGCAATTAACCGCGATATGGACGATTCGGGTGAGTGGGATATCCTGGTTAATATGTCGGACGATATGAAATTTCTTATTCCCGCGTTCGATAAACGCATTGTAAACGCATTTAAAGACGATTCTAAAGGGTTTGTACATTTTCCCGATGGATATACTCAAGACTTGTCAACGTTGTCTATAATGAGCCGTAGATACTTTGAATTAGATAATTACATTTACCATCCCGATTACAAATCATTATGGTGCGACAATGAGGCGACTGAAGTGGCAAAGATGCGCAACGAATATAAGTTTGTAAACGAAAAGATATTTGAACACCAACACCCAGCGTGGGGTAAGGCCATCGCAGATGATTTGTTGCGTGAGAGCGAATCGCACTATCACGAAGACAAGATTACATACGATAGACGCAAGGCGATGGGATTCCCAAAATAATTATCAAAACATTAATAAATTGCAAGTTTTGATAAAATAAAATATTATGATTACGCAACTAAACCCGATGATTCCGATATATAGAACAATCGATAAAATGCAAGGGTATGCGTTTTTAGTAATTGATTATAGCCAGGAACACAATTTGTTATTTACTTGCGCAATGGACAATGGCGAGATTTGGACGCTCAACAATTTAGAAATAAGATTTTGTAAAAACATATCGTTAGACAGGAAATAAAACACACCACAATATGACACTTTCAATTTTAATTTGCTCACTACACAAACGCTCGGGAATGATGCACGGTCTTGTTGACGAACTACGAAGACAAATCAACGGAAGCGAAGAAGTAGAAATACTCACGCACGTTGACGGCGGTGAGATAAGCACAGGCAACAAAAGAAACGCACTGGTCAACATCGCACGCGGCACATACGTTGTTCACGTTGATGACGATGACGAAGTTGCGAGCGATTACGTTAGTAGCATATTAGAAGCCGCGAAACAAGACACGGACGCAATCGTGTTTAATGGTATTATGACAACTGACGGAACAAACCCAAAGAAATGGTACATATCCAAAGACTTACCCTACAAATCAGAGATAAGAAACGGACAAGAAATTTATTTGCGCTACCCTAATCACATCGTACCTATTAAACGCAGCATTGCGTTGCAAGTGCCATTTGAGAATAAATATCGCGAAGAAGATTACAACTTTGCTACGCAACTACACAAGCGTAGATTGATAAAGACAGAAACTTTGATTGATAAAGAACTATACACATATAAATTTGTAAACCACAAGTAAATGACACCTAAAGAAAAAGCATTTGAAATAGCACATAAATTTAGATTACTTGAAATTAGAACAAGTGAAAATTCACATATGATGATTTCAATGGCAGATGCTAAAAAATGTGCATTAATAGCAGTAGATGAAATTATAGAAGCAACAAATATGTATCAATTTGGTATATCAAATGATAAAGAGTCTATATTACCTAAAGTTGTAAATCATCCATATTGGCAAGAAGTTAAACAAGAAATAAATAACCTATGAAACACTATTCACAAAACCAAGAAGACATCGCAATTCAAAATTATTTTCAAGGCTACACTGGTAAGTTGTTAAGCATCGGCGAGAACGACGGCATCACGTTATCAAACTCGCGCGCGTTGATTGAACTAGGATGGAAAGCCGACCTTGTAGAACCATCACCGACCGCGTTTAAGATGCTTGAAATGTTATACAAAAAGAACGACAACGTAACGACGCACAAAGTAGCAATCGGAAAGAAGAACGGATTTACACAACTATTTGATATGGGAACGCATTTAAACAAGGGCGACACGTCTTTGTTGTCAACTATCAAAGAAACCGAGATGGCACGTTGGAAAGGCACGGAGTTTAAGCCAGTGCGCGTTAAAGTAATGACATACGACACATTCACACAAGAACAATATGATTTCATTAGCATTGACGCAGAAGGAATGGATATTGACATCTTGAAACAAATAGACCTGGACGGCGTTAAATGTTTGTGTATTGAATACAACAACGACAGGCACATTGAAACCGAGATTCGTGCGTTAGTTCCCGAAAGATTCAAAGAAATATATCGTTCACTTGAAAACTTAATTTATGCGCTCTAGTTGTTTAGTTAGCGTCGCATCGAACGGACGCGAGAATTATAATAAAGCACAATTAGCATTGATTGATTCGTCTTTAGGCAATTGGCAAGGCGATTATTTAATGCGCAGCGTTGATGGATATTGCGCAAACTATTACGGCGTAAACATCGAACTAGGTTCTTGGCCTGTGACTGATAAACACGGCAAATCGTGGCAGCACGCAGATATGCCATACCAATTCAAGCCATTTGCGATACAAGAAGCGCGCGAGAAAGGTTACACACAAATACTTTGGTGCGATTCAACTATTCGCTTAATGCTACCCGTTGAACCGTTATGGGCGCAAGCCAAAGAACACGGAATATTAGCGTGGAACAACGAAGGACATTCACTCGAAGATTGGATTAGTGACTTTGCGCTTGATAAGTTAGGCGTTCCCGATGTCATCGGATGGAAGCAGATAATGGCTTGTTGCATTATGTTTGATTTCACGAACAAGAAATGCGTTGAAGTATTTGACAAATGGTTGCAAGGCAGCATCAATGGTTCATTCCATCACGACACATCAAGAAATTTAAATTACAAAGGTAGCAGACACGACCAAGCGTATTTAAGCGCGTTAATGCGTTTGCACAACATACCTATTCAAGATTACGGCACACTTGCATACCCGCATCACACACCGATTAAACCGACTTTTCTAAATTGGGGCGTATGATAATAGAATTTAATACGCACGGAAATTTAAAGCAAAAAGAAGTTTGCAAGTTGTGGGTTGATTCAACAACAACCGACATCGCATACGGCGGAAGTAAGGGCAGCGGCAAATCTTATCTTGGTGTGTCATTAATCTTTGGAGATGCGTTTTTATACCCAGGCACAAACTATTTTATTGCGCGTAAGTCGTTAACTAATATTAGGAAGTTCACAATTCCTTCAATTCATGAAGTATTTGCGCACTGGAACATACGCGCCGACCAATGGAAATACAACGGGCAAGATAATTATTACGAACTACATAATGGTTCACGCGTGTATTTGTTAGATGCAAAATACTTGCCTAGTGACCCCGAATATTATAGATTTGGTTCAATGCAGATGACACGCGGGTGGATAGAAGAAGCGGGCGAGTTTGAAGAAGCAGCAAAGAACAACTTATCGGCATCGCTTGGACGTTGGAAGAATAATGAATACAAACTAACGGCTAAATTGTTGCAAACGTGCAACCCGTCAAAGAACTATCTTTATCGCGAGTATTATATTCCAAACAAAGCGGGTACGTTGCCCGAATGGCGCAAATTTGTGCAAGCATTGCCACAAGATAACAAGATGTTAAGCGATGGTTATCTTGACAACTTGGAAAGAAATTTAACACCGAACGAGCGAGAAAGATTATTGCAAGGCAATTGGGAAGTTGACACCGACGCAAGCGCGTTGATAGATTATAACAAAATCATTGACACATTCAGCAACAACCACGTCATCGAGGGCCGCAAATGTATTACGGCGGATATGGCGCGACTTGGCGGTGACAAAATTGTAATCGTTGAATGGAACGGATTTCGCGGACACATACGATTCTATCAAAAGCAAGACTTGGCAACAACAACGCAGATGCTAGAAGCAGCACGCTCACGTCTTGGGTGCGGCAAGTCTGACATTCTAATTGACGAAGATGGTCTTGGCGGTGGCGTTGTAGATTTTTATGGGTGCAAAGGATTCGTAAACAATGCGAGAGCGTTACCATCGCCGAGCAACCCGCAAAAAGACCAAAAGGGAAATATTAAACCCGAAAACTTTGACAATCAGAAGTCACAATGTTATTACAAGTTAGCAGAGCGCGTAAATAATAACGGGATTTACATAACTTACGACGATGACCGCGTAAGAGAATGGGTAATTCAAGAACTAGAGCAAGTGAAACAAAAACGTCTTGATTCTGACTTAAAAAAGGGTATTATAAGCAAAGACCACGTCAAGGAATTGATAGGTCGCTCACCCGATTTTAGTGACGCGTTAATGATGCGCGAAGCGTTTGAAATGATGCCAAGATTTGTGCCTACACCACAAGATGACTATTAATACGAAAATTGTAGTAATTTTACTTTATAATCCTTCACAATGAACATATTTGATAAGTTTTTGATAAATCTAACTGAAAAACGCATTGATAAATTAGTTGGAACGGCGCAGATGCTACCATCAACAATGCGCAACGGCTATCTTGGCGGAAACAATGTGCCACCAATGTATGGCGATGTAGTAACCTGGCAAGGTCAAAACGGCGTTAATCAAGTTAAGAATGGTTATTGCGCAAATGATATCGTTTACTCAATCATTCGTTTGATAGAAGAAAAATGTAAACAAGCGCCTTGGGCAGAGTACGAAGTAATTGACGCGCAGAAATATAAACAATACAAAGGGATGTTAGCGCGCCCCGATTTGATTGAAGATTGGGACAAAGTCGCAGAAATTAAAGAAGCGGCTTTAAGATTAGTTAAAACACCTACAAAAGTGACTGATTTGTTATTGCACCCGAACGACGAAGACACTTGGGGCGATTTAATCGAACAAATGGTCGGCTTTAAACTTATCACTGGTAATACATACGTTTACGGCAAGAAAATACTAGCGGGCAAGAATATGGGTATGCCTAACTCATTACACATAATGCCGTCGCAGTATATGTCGATAATTGCGAATTTAAACGAGTTCCCGATTAATATTACAGGATATCAACTCTATATGCAATACATTCAGATGTTTGATAAAGAGGAAATATTGCACGATAAATATTTCAATCCCGAGTGGTCAATCATAGGCTTGCAATTGTACGGCTTATCACCGCTACAAGCAGCCGCAAAAGTATTAACGCGCAGTAACGAAGGCAAGAACGCAAGCGTTGCCGCATACAAGAACGGCGGCCCTAAAGGTGTGTTGTTTGTAGATGACCAACGATATGAC